GTAACTAGTTTATTTTTAGAATCACTATATAGTAAAACTACAGTAAATATATCTTGATATTCTTTATCTATAGTTTTATTAAGATTTTCAATTATAGATTTTTTATTTTTAATAATATGATTATTAATAAGAGTATATACTACAAAATTTAATACTTTATAACTAAAGCTGTCAAATACATCTGTTAAACTTTTATTACATCGTTCTGGTTCTTTATCTATAATATCTTGTGTTATATGTTTTAGAAATTCATTTATATTATTAATACACTCTATCATCTGACCATTTAGTTTTGCAGTTTTAGATTCTTTTTTACTATCTAGTAGACGAATAATCAAAAGGTACACTGCAACAACAATAGCTGGAGCAATACCTTGTTCCAATGCTGTTTGAAGAATATCCATTTTATTAAAAAAGGCAGTAGTAGTTTAATCTACTACTGCCTAAGAAAGTTATGTTTAATCGCCAAAAGTAGCAGGAGCAATTTTATTAATCATTGCTTTAAAGTCGTCATAAACAAAATCACCAACATCTTTCAAAGGATGAACAATGTTAATAACCTGCTTAACGACATCACCTGTGGTTTCAACAATCCTAGGTTCAACAAAAGTGATATGAGTTAATCCTAATGTTCCACCAAATACATTTTCAACTACATTAGTTAAAGTATCCAGCATAAAGTCAACCTCACGAGGTCTTAACTTATTTGGATAAAAATTACCATCTGGACAATTAATATAATCGAAACCATAATTGGCATCAGCATCAACAATTAGTTTACGAAGGAATGCTCTAGTAACAAGTTCTACCTTATTAGTATCATCCACACTTGGAATAACTCTTATCCAAGAAGATAAAGTTGCATCCATAGGATATACATACACATTGTTAACATACTCAGTCATATAGAACTTAATACCTGCAAGAGTAGACTCTTGAGTATCTTCATCTTCTTCATATACAAGTTCCATATCTACCCATTCCTTGATAGAGCTATTCTTAATCTGATTGTAAATACTTTCTCGTACTTTAGCAACAGTTGTATCAGCAGCTACTCTATAAGAGAAATTCCAACTATTACGTTTATTAAACTTAGCAGGAAGAATAACTCTTACAGTAATATCTTGACCAATGATATTTGTGAAATCATAGTCATTAGCGATATCTAAACCAAATCCTATAGCACCATCATCGTACTTAGCAATCTTCTGTTCAGTATCTTTACAATACAGCTCACATAAACTAATAGGAATAACTCTAATCTCTCTATTGCCGAAATTAGCATATCTGCTATCTCCGCCTTTCCATACAAGATTAAATTGCTTATCTAATACTGTACCATTGGTTTTTGCTTTCATCAAAGCAATATCGGTGGTCATAGCATTAACATCTGCAACAAAATCATTTGCAATGGAATTACTAGTTAAAAATATATTTGTTCTCATGTACTATCATTTATTATTTAACTTTGACTGTTAAGTCCACCAGGTAATGGAGAAGGAGTAACTGCATTACTAGGAGTTATTCCAAAGAATGTTTCAGCCAAAAAACTAATAGCAGTATTATTGCCAATAAACGTATAAGACTGATTAATTCTAGGATCTACAGTTCTAAATAAACTAGGTTCACTAACTTTCACAGAAAAAATAGTGAGGTTGTTATTATCAACACCTAATTCAATTAACTCATTATATAATGCCTCAGGATTTCTACCTTTATAAAGATTTTCACCTGCTGTTTCAGTATAATCAAAACCATAATCGGCATCACATTCAGTAGTTAACTTTCTGAACATATGATGTACATCATGATTCTTATAATTACCATTTTTAGCAGCATCCTTATAGAAAGCATACTTAGCAAGACCATCAAACATTACATCATAACTAGGTGCTTTCCAATCACTAGTATCAACCTTAAAATCTGAGCCATCTAATCTAACAGCTAATGTAGAATCAATTTCCCTGAATCTTTCATCAAGTATATCGGCAAAGTCATTATAAGTTGTTTCCTCATTAACGACAATTTCTACATACCATTTATTTCTCTTATTAAAAGGAACATTTCTCTTAACAAGCATAAAACCATACACACCAGGAACAATATTACCCTCAGTATTTACTTCTACATTAGAAATAATACCAGTTTCTGTAGTACGATTAGGCAAATGCAATGTAGTGTTTGGAGTTAATACAACATCAGTTCTTCTATCATTAGAACTAATCAATCCACTCAAGTCAGAATAAGTATATGCAAGCCAATCTGCAACATTCTTAGGAAATGAGAACTTATTTACAGTTCCATTATGCTTAAAAAAGATTTCAGCATATTGTTTATTCCCATGAGTAATAGTATTAAGAAAAATACCATTTTCAGTTGCAGATAAAGCATTCATACTGTCAACTTTAGATTTACCATTAACTAAAATTAAATGCTTTATCATTGATTATTTTGTTCTTGTTGTTGTGAAACTTGTTGACTTGTAGCTCCAATAGACCTAAAATAAGTATTAACTGCAATCTCAACTATTTCAGGAATAACATAATCCGGTAGTTCAGTGTAATCAAAACTTAGATTATTAACAGTAAAATCATTAGGTTGTTTTACAAAAGCAACTCTTACAGTTTTCAATTCCCTACTAGTAGGAAATGCTTTACTTTTATATTCAACCAAAATTCTAAGATTATCATTATTATAGAGATAGGTAACAATAGGAGTTCTCCAACTCGCTTGATTACAGTAATCATTTCTGTGTTGATAGAACTTATCATAATCTACAACTCTACAACTAACAACCTCATGTTCATATACTGCGTCAAATGATGTATAATACATCACTTTAACATCTAAATCTATATTTCCACTTTTAGAACCAAACAATGTATCTTCAACTGAAACATCTCGATACATCAATAAATTTCTAAGTATATTAGTGCTAGCAAGAGGATTATCTTGCATTGAAACTTTGTCAGTAAATTTACTTTGAGCATTCTGCATAACAGTTGCTCTAACTTTATTGACAATAGCTTGATTAATGTATACTGCAATATCCTCATTAGAAATAAATCTCATAGAATCAAGACCTTTAGATTGACCTTGAATCTTAAACATTGTCAGTATATCTTCTACTTTCATTACATATTATTTAATTTGTTCTGAAAAGCATTAACCAATGAAGCATTAGCAGGGTCATTAAACCAAGCAACAGCTTCATTCATATTAGCACCAATAAATGTTCCATCACTTGTAGTAATGTTTTGACTATTGCCAATTCTTAATAACTCACCACGAGCGATTAACATTTCTATTAGACTAACAAGTTTTAAATTCTTATTTGAGAATATTCTATTAAATTTCTCAGGTTCCTCAGTACTAAATTTGTCAAGATATTCTTCCTTAACATTTCTGTCAAGTTTCATAGTCTGAACAATAGGAAGTCCCATAATAGAACAATACTGAACAAAAATATTATCAAATAACTCATTATCGCTAATTGCTTCAATGTAATGAGCCTTTGCAATATTCTTCGACTTACGAAGTTTAACAATTCGTTCTTGTTCTTTATTATCATCCTTAAAATAAAAACGATAATTGGGGTCACTATTAATAAGACTAATCTCTTTACAAACATCATTGTACAAAAGACAATGACGATACATCAGATAATCCTCAAGATTAATAGGATAGCCAAGTGAGCATTTACTAGTTTCGATTTCATTAAGTCGCAGACATTTTACTTTGAGTGCTTTCTTCAAAGCAACTTCATTTCTCTTATCTACAGCATTGTATTCATCTTCAACTTTTTCAATTTCACTCTTGACTTTCAAATAATCTCTATAAGTATTATACCTAAAAGAAGTATCAAATGTTCTACCGTCTTCATCTACTTGTATTCTAATGTTATTTAAGTACTGCTTAACTCGAGTAATAAAATTCTCATTGTTGGATGCAATACCAATAAGAGCAGGAAAATAAGTTTCAATTTCTTTTTTATTTGAAGAAAGTATCCGACTACTATTAATTGAACTACCAATATAATCTACTTTCTTATTCAATACATTAAAGTTTGCTCTACGATATAAACTAAACTTTTGAATAAGAGCAATAGTAATACTTGAATGTTCAACAAATTCAGCGTCTAAATCTCTTTCAACTTTATGTTCTTCAGAGGAACCCTTATTTGTCCCATCTGGCTCTTTTAGATTAGTAGTTTCTTGTTTAGCTTTGCCAAAATTGACTTGTACTGCTTCACTATCTGCCATATCTTATTTTAGTTTTAATTGATTAATAATTACAACTTGCACTGCATTAAGAACATCTTGCTTGAGTTGTCGACCTGTAAGCCAATGCTACCCATAATTTCATAGCGGCTCATATCGACATCAGTAGAGATATAGTTAGTATCTCCAACACCCCAAGAAGCAGGAATATCAGCCATTCCCTTATAGACCTTAGCCTTATAAACACGACCCTTCTGATGCACTAAACGAACATTCTGATGTCCATTGTAAGAACTAAAGTCAATGAAAGCAGCCTGATGCGAAGTGATAGGATAACCAGTACGAGGATGTACATTACCGTTAGCCTTAGCAGCTTCAGCAAGTGTACCCTTATCAAAGAAAGCACAATGCTTAGCAGTTACAGTATGACCATCAACAGTCTTATACTTACGGAAGTAAGCACCATATTCAAGACCATAGCCACTACCACTAATTTCCTTCTCACCAAGGGGAGTCAAGAAACCATTTTCACGAGCATCCTGCTTGATAGCCTCATCAAAGTCCTCAAGGAAGCCCTTACCACCCATAAGAACAATATCCATCTTACCATCATCGGTATCTCTATCCATAACATCACCAATAGTTCTCTTAATCTTGTTCAGAGTAAGAATCTCACCATAGGTGTCATAATTATTTTCTCTACAGATTTCAAGCATACCGGCAGTGTGAGGAATAGGCTTACCTGTATCACGGCTACGAAGAGTTACTTCGCCATTTTCAGTTCTATTGTACTGAGCAAGCCAAAGTCTTTCTTCATTCTTAACTCTATTCTGAATATTGAACTGCTTCATTTCTTCATTAATCCAAAGACGAGAAGAAGCTCCAGCACCATTCTTAAATTCATACTCAGTAATAGTGTTTGCAAGATTACCAGCAATTTCCTTAGAATAACGATAAAACTCTAATTGGCTAGTCATCTTACCAGGCCCCATAACATTACTACGGTTACCCTTAGAATACGATTCCTCAACAGTAGAAGCACCAATACTCCAATACTTACCAGTAGTTAACAGCTCAGCAGGAACATAAGCATTTGGGTCAGGACTAACAAGACGAATAAGATATTCATAACCGTTAACACCTTCACCCATGTCTTTCTGAATACGGAACTGAGTTTCACCATCGGGAGCAATCAGAGTATGCTGCTCAATAAACCAATGAGTTGAGAAAGAAACTACAAATTCAGCACCACCAAGACCAATCTTTTCTCCTGTAGGAGCATTTGTCAGCATATCAATAAACTTCATACGACCCATAACAGGCCAAGTCCATTGAACAGTATTTACTTCAACAACACCATTTCTACCCTGACCTTCTGTTAAGAAAGTAAGAGGAAATCTGTCGTCATCCAAACCATAATTATAAGTAAGGAAAGCATTAATAGCCTCAGGCTTTTGAAGCTGGAGATAAGCAATACTTTCTTCATTGCTATAACCTCTATCATCAAACTTGCCTTTGGACACAACGTGCATTTTATACATACTAATTACAAAATTTTTAAGTTAATAATTAAGTTGTGGTTAATATCCGAAGTCAGTATCTTTTGGATTAACTTTGGTAGGTTTACTTATTCTAAGTGTAGATTTTCTATCACGTTGTGCAGCTTTCAATCGAAGTGTTTTAACATTCTTTTCATTGATTGCGTAATCTACTAAATTAGCATAATTACCACCAGTAAACATAAGAAAAGCTCTAAGAAGTTCATCATTAAGTCTATCTTCAGGCTTTGTATTCATAAGGTCTCTTTCATAAGCAGAATGACCTTCTTTATCTACCATATAAACATAGTTAAAGAAATCATTAGGAGTTGCAGAAGTTTTAGTTCCGTTACGGTTAACAACAATAGTCTCTGGAATCTTATAACCAGCAAGTTCTCTCTTATCAATAACTTGCTTAACTCCATCCCAATATTGTTTAATCTCTTCTTGATGTTGTTTCTCAGCAGCAGCAGCTTTCTCTTCAACTTGCTTTCGATATGCAGCATCTTTTTCTTTAAGACCCTGCAATTCTTCTTGAGCTGTAGCTAATAGAGTACCGCTGTTTTTGAGATAATCAATATAACCATTAACATCACCTTTCTGACCTCTTTCTTGCCAAGCAGTCTTAATGATGTAAATCTGTTGCTCTTCATTTTTGTCATCTATTGTAATTTTACTACGGTCAGGAACTTGTCCATAACCTCGTAAAGAATTACCATTCGCAACATAATAATTTAATAAATCAGGAAGAAAATCAAATCTAGCAAAAAGTGTATCTAATGCTTGTTTCTGTTGTTCTTCTCTACCAGTTTCAAGCACTGCATCAATATACTGCTTAACTCCCTCGGGAGTATTTTCAAAAACAACAGGCTTGTCATTTTCATCAGTAATCTCAATATCAAGTGCTTTCTGAATAGAATCAATAGTTAAATCATCAGTTACATCTTCTTCTTCCTCAAATGATTTTCTCCATTCAGCAATCTCATCTTTCTTCTTGAAAATATTACCATCTTTATCAACAAGATTGCCATCTTTATCTACTGTATATTTATCGTCACCAACTTCTAAAACAGTACCTTCTTCTAAAACATCATCACTATCATTACCTTCTCCATCTGATTTATTATCATCAGTATTATCGTCAGGAGTATTGTCATTATTGATTTGTTGAGGGTCAGGTTCAGTACCTGGTTTTGTAGGTTCCCCACTTTCAATATCTGTAGGCTCTTCTACAGGTTCAGTTTCGCCACCACCCACAGGTTGGGTTATAGGGTCGGCATATCCAAAATCCATATCTGGCATAATAATAATATTTAGATTGTTAATAATTCAATGCAATAATAGCAATAAAACCACTATTATCAAAATCAAAAATAACTAACTCTGCATTATTAAGTACTACCGAACTCATTTAAAACTGCCCGTAAAGGGAAACATATCAGTTAATTACACAAAAATAGTCACCTACTTTCACAAGCAAGTGACTATACGACCATAATTAATGAAAAAAACTTTTACTTCTTCTTCTTCACATCATATTTATTTTTATTTTGTTTAGCAATTCTTTCTTTACTAGCCATATCTTCTCGTTTAACTTTTCTGTCTTCCTCTTTATTATAAGTATCTAAAAGCAATTTTTGTCTTTCAAGTTGTAGCTTTTCTCTATCAACTTGTGCTCTTTGAGCATTAAGACGGTCAATACCTGCTTCTTGATTCTCTTGTCCAACTTCAGCATTAAACGAAATCATATTAGCATCAGCCTTAATCAATTCAATCTCTTTCTTAATATTGCCTTCAAGTTCAGTTATCTGCATATCTATTTCACCCTTCATCTGTATCTTCTGCAATTCATATTCCTGTTCCATCTGCAATGTTTGCTGTTCCATTTGTTTCATTTGTTCTTCGTGTTGTCTATTTATTTCATCATATCTCATTATAAGTTTCTTAATACTAGCAATATTATCTCCAGTAATTGCAGCAACTGCCATCTTCATATCACCATTTTGACTAGCATTAAATGCAAATTGCTTTAATTGATTAAGTTTATCTCTTTCATCTATTGAGTTCTTTGCAGCAATAACATAATCTGCATATACATGATTGTCAACATTAAGCGATATATATTTTAAATCACCACTTAAATCCCTATAAGATGTGTCAAGACCGTCAATCCATGCTAATTTAGAATAATCCATATCTCTAGCATAATCACGTTCTCTCATCTTATCAACCATATATTCTATAATTACAGAACCCATTGAACCTCTAGCAATTGCTTCTTCAGTTGTAGCTTTACCAGCACTAGTAGCAATTTCACCAAATCTTTGTGGTGTCATATCTACTTGCATATTAGCATCATTTTTAATCTCCATAAGAAGATTAGTAAGCTGGTTAATATACTGACCCATATCAGCATTAACCATTCTAATTTGCTGTGCTCTAAGCATACCTTGGTCATTCTCATCATCTATATAAAGAACACCATCGGCAATCATTCTATAAATAGTATCTTCAGGAACTTTACCAAGTAATGATTTAGCAAGAATAAGAATATTTAATTTATTCTTTGCTATAACCATTTCTCTATGATATGCTACAATATTATAGAACACCTGATAAGGAAGAATTGTTTCAACAATACTAAATCTTCCTAATCCAGGAAGTAATTCCATAAGACCATTATAAGGCAATTTACCATTTCTTTCATAGGCAATAGCTCTTGCACCATAAGGATATATTGCCATATTTCTAGTTCCTATTCTAACACATTCATATACTTGAGGCTCATATTCATATTGAATATCTAAATCTCCAGCTTCTGGATTAAGTTTATATGTATCAGGCATTACTCGTTGAGCTACAATACCTGCTTCATTTACATAACTAACTATTGCTTTTCTAGCTTCTCCTCTCCAAACAACGTGCCATACATCATATAAATCAGCATTTAAATCTCTAACATAAATTGGTTTATCTTTAAAAAACTTTCTTTCTTCACTACTAAATTTCTTACAAATATCACTATAATCCTTTTCATATTGGTCAAACATTAAAGCTGTAGGAGCATCAGCTCTACCTTTAGAATACCAACTCTCTAAAAATTTAGTATCTTTAGGACTTAGATATTTACTATATTCATCCATTATTTCTTGATATGTCATTCTTCTTCTTTCAGCAAACATATCAAAATCTTCTACAAACATTGAATTGTTTGGAATAGGAAAAGCATCTAAAGGCTGAATATTTCTCTTTATTAACTTTTGTCCTTCAACATCACTATAAGTATAACATTCACCAAATGTACAAAAATCAGCAAATGCTTTAATATACAATAGTGAATCATCTGTAATATCTCTAATTACATTTAATATATTCTGACCTTGTTCACTTATTTCATCTACATAATTTTCTTCAAATTCCTTAACAAATGCTTCAACATCAAATTGACTTTGAGGATCAAACTCTTGAGGATCGCCACCTTCTTGAACAAATTGAGTATACATTTGTTGTATTCTAGCAGCAATTTCATTCTGTAATATTACAGATATTTCAGCTTTTAGTTTAGCATTTTTAGCAAATACTACTTCAGGATTATTTGCGCCTACAGTATATTCATGAGGATTTCTACTATATTCTCCAACATATCTTCTAACAACTCCAGCAATCATATCATAATTTCTCATAGTTGCTGGAAATCTAGTAAATTTCTCTTTAGTAGTATTATAAGGATTTAATATTTTTCTATAAAACTCATCAGGTATTTCACCATGAGCAACTTTATATAGTTTTATTAATTCTTCTTCGTCTTTAATAGCCTGTCCTTGAGCTATAATCCAATCTGCACATTGAGCAGCCCAAGTAATATCTTTTTTAGAACTAGGTATTCTCTGACGAGGAAAGTCGTATGATTGTCTAAAACCTTGCATAATTCATTAAAACCAATCTCTGTTTAAAATATCATTATCATCTAGGTTTTCTTCATTCAAATCTTTATGAACCTTAAGTGAATCTTCAGCAATAAGATTATATGCTTTCCATTCAATGCCTCTAAGAAGCATCTGAGATACACGGTCAAAGTTACCTAGACTATTCCATTTTTTGAGTTCAATAATAGATTGATAATCATATATTCGATGGAAGTTTCTAATAGGTTTTCCATTTTCATCTTTACCAATCTCTTCATATAAGAACTCTTTGAGTAATCGAACACAATCAAGTTTCCTTGCAGCACCTGATATATTATAACCATAAGTGCTATTATATTTACCTTTAAAGGTAGGGTCCCAGACAAATAGAGGTTCATAACTAAGATATTTAAGAGCTTTCCATTTCTTAAAATTACTAACAGTTTCACCTCTATTTATCTCAACATTAGTTGTTCTAACACAACCATAATACACTGCCAACATATAACAAATTCTATCTGCTTCTTCTAGAGTATCTGGTCTACCATAATATGTAGCTACTAGTTTTTGTTTAAAATTATTAAGAGGATGAGGGTTCATCCATACTGCTATACTATTATGAGAATGCTTATCAGTTATTTCATTTTTAGTTTTATCTACACCTACAGGGTCATAAGTAATACTATATAATCCTTTAGGTATTTCTCGTCTTTCTCCGTACTCAGTTTTAACTGTGACTTTCTCTGGAGAAAAGAATCTTCTTATACAACCATGAGGATCTTCACCACTTCTTCTAGGAACACCAAATATATAATCATATACTTTTTTACCTTCAGCTCTAAGTCTTTCATTACTTCTAAATTCTACAATACCTGGAGATACTTCTATTAATTGTCCATCTACATAAAACTTTAAACTATCATCAGTTCTAAGTCTTGTTTCCCATTCATTTAATTCTTCGCTAGTAAATATATTATCACTAGCATTACTAAATGATTCATTTGGTGTATTAGCATACTGACCTAAATAATTAATATACTCTGAATAAGTCTTTGCTGTTTCTTTTTTAGCAAGTCTTTCTTTTTTAGCAATCTCTAATCCTACAAGTATATTACTATTTCCATCATCATCTACTCCATAGTTTCCATTTATTTCACCTTGAAGTCCCCAGCAATAAGGTTTAAAAAATCCACATACTTCTTGTCTGCAATCTTTATCCCATACATTTTCAAATGGCATAAAATGATATGCACCTGGATTATAAAAGTTTTGTTCAAAAACTTGCATATTGCCACTAGTAGCAGTTCCCCAAGCCATCAATATACCAGTTGTATAAGCACCAGTTCGCATTGCAGGTTCAGTAACTTCCATAAAAGCATCAAAATTATCCATAGTAGATAACTCCTCAACTTTAACAGCCACTGCATCTTTACCAATAGCGCAATCTGGATTATTCATTGCAGACACAGATAATAGAGAACTTCTCCAAGACTTATCTGCTTCAACTCCATTAGGTAATTTATAACCTAATCTAAAGTCAGTTTTAACTGTACTAAATATTCCTCTTACAAAAGGTGTAGCTTCCTCATAGAACTTTAAGTCATTTACTGCAAAATCAGTAAGACCACCAGTATTTGTTAGATACTTTTTATCAGCTGCAACATGGATAACTACTTTTCTTGATTGATTATTAACTCTATTAGCACTATCTGCAGCCATCATATAAGAAAAACCACCACGACGAGTTTTGTCAATAATAAGATGAAAACCATTATTTTCAGCAAATTCCATTACATGAAACATCCAAAATTGACTATCAAAAAACTTTGGAAAATCATAGAACTTTTTTGCTGTATTGGTTATACCTTTTTTAATTGTTCTAGTATCAAGCTGTTCTATTCTAATATAATTTAAAAAATTATAATGTGAACCAGTTATTCTAACATTAACTATTCTTCCATCTTCTTTCAATAAACAAGGAGCTGAATATCCATGAACTCGTCTATATTGTTCTCTTCTTCTAAATTGTCTATGCGGAATGCTATCAACTTTATAATTAGTAAATTTACCATTTGCTCTATAATAATCTGCAACTTCATAAAGCAAATGTGTATTAACAAATCTATCTTTAGGATTTATGTTTAATAGAAATCCTCCACTATCACCTATCAAAAATAAATCATCATCATCAACATATCCACAATCCTTTGCATGTTTATAATGAGATTTATCTTCATTAATATAATCAAGAAAAGGATAACTTTCCATTACTACTTAAGAATATTAAATAAGAGAGAGATAGTAAAAGCAACACTAAGAGCTATTGCTGTGCCTTTCACAATATTAAATTTTTTATTTAATCTATTATGAAGAAAATCTACTCTCGAAAGCGCACTCTTAGTTTCTTCTACTACTCTCTCTTGTTCATTTATATATTCAGCTTGATTATTAATTACACTATCTTGTGCTTCAGTTATTTTTAACAAATACTTACGCTCAATAAGTTTTTTATTTATTTCACGAACTTCTGCTATTGTTACTGTTATAGTTGTATCAGCGTTTTGAGAACTCCCCGTGGAGGGAAGGTTCATTGACCAACTCTCTAAACAATATAATAGCACTGTCGTTACTAATATAATCAATCTGCGTAACTTCATTTTTCATCATATCTTTATAAACAACTATAGAATTACTATTATTTTCTATTAGTTGTTTTAATGAATCAAGTTTTAATTCTATATCTGCATTAGTATTAACTCTAGTTGATTTATAAGTATCACAAATTAAAGCTACACAAAAGCATATTGCAATACATATAATTACTATTACTATCTTCTTATCCATCTCTTAGGTCTTTCAACAAAACAAACCAACTATAATTAAACTTACCGTTTTGTGGAACATTCAATGTTTTTTGTGCAAGTTTAATTGCAGCACTTACTCCCATATTAACTGCTGTTTCAAATAATTGATAAGCAATCTTTTCAGACCTCATTTCATCTAAATGAAGAGTATCCCAATATTCTTTTTTATAAATTCTTTCTACTTCTTTATTTACTATAGTATTATTCTCTAAAAGTTTATTAATTGTTTTTCTTCTACTCATATCAGCAGTTCCGCTGCCTTTAATATTTGCTTTTATTTTGTCTATCTCTTTCCACATTATACTAGATGAATGAAACCTTCTGGCAATACCTTTATAAGTTTCGCCTCCGGCATCGTCTTTATCATTAGCATAACCACCTTCGTATGCTAATACTTTTTTAAGTGCTGAACTAAATGTTGCCATTATAAAACGCTTGTTAAATATTTTTCAATAGCTTCAACTAGTTTAGTTGCTGGACAAGTACCAACAATTTTCCTAGTAAAAGTTTTATCATCACTTTCAAACACTAGAGTTGGTAAACTTCTAACCATATATTTGTCAAGAAGTCCATCTTCATCATTCTCTGCATCAATTTCAACAAGTCTTACTACAGGATAATCTTTAAGAACTTCTTTGATTATAGGTTCCATAGTTTTACAACCTGAACACCAATCTGCACTAAATTTGTATAAATTTAACATATTATTCTTGTTATGTCTTTTAATATTAGAAATCTAATTGCAGTTCCCAGTATTGCACCTAGAACATCAGCAATTATATCATTCCAATCAAATTTACCTCCCCAGGAATAATCTTTATATTCTATAGCAATACCAGTAATCATAGATGGAACAAATCCACAAATTAATGCTATAATTACACAAGCACTAAAATGTTTATAATGATTACTATTTATAAACCATTTCCAAATTATATTCATTTCTGTAATCGTCTAAGTAATCCTTGTAAATGCAATGTATTATTATATGTATCTTCAGTTGTTTTAATTGTTATATCTGGGAGTATTCTTCTCTTTAATCTAAGTTCAAGCCAACTTGTTACAAAATAATTATCATAATTAGATTTATAACAATGTGTAACTCTTACTAGTTTAAATCTTCCTTCGTCTTTAATTACTTCAATCATTCTTCTAATGCTCTTCGAATCCAACCTCTTAAATATTTAATGTTATTACCTTTTGCTGCAATAGCATTATATTGACTTATTTTATTAAGTTTATATTGAGCTTTAAATAACTCAACTCTTAAACTATCATTTTTAATTTCTACATCATTTATTTTATTTTCATAGATTTTATCTTTTATTTTAGATGCATCTTCGTAATAATCTACAATACTATCAAATATTGCAGCATACTTAATGCTATCATCATATCTAATTGCAGCTATTATACTATCCATTCCCTCTACGGGCAGATTATAACAGGCTAATGCAGTTGTATCAACTATTACATCTTTATCAGCAATAGTCTTGTTACAACTAAGTCCGAATAACAACAATGGTACTAACAATAACTTTTTCATCTTAAAACAAATTAAATTCTTTATTGATTGTAGCGTTAATAACTTTTCTTCTATCTTTAAGAAGATTTGCTATTTCTTGCTTTAAATATTTCATTTTATGCAATGTTACTTTTTCTACTGGATTATCTTTAATATGATATAAACCATCAGGGAATCGTTTAGGCATTCCGTATTCATTAAGAATAAAATCACTATCTATATGACAAAGCCATAAACCAGCACAAGGAATTCCTAATATACTCTCAACCATCCAAGCATACATAGAAAGTTGAAGATTATAAATAGAACCATTACAATCTTGAAGATTGCTTACAGGTGGAAGAAGTCTAGAGTCTTTAGGGCACCAAATATTTGTTTGTTGTGCTGGTTTTTGTTGTTTATCTTTTTTATAATATCCACTTTCAAATTTAAGTCCACCTCTATTAGTTTTCCAATCTCCAATTACAAATTTATCTTCTTTAATACATAAAACATCAATAGTTCCAGAGATTAAATAGTCAATTAAAAATGCTCCTATTTCTGAATAAATCTTATATCCTCTAGAAGTATAAAAATCAAACACTTTATAAACATCTTCATATTTATAATTAGTATGACGCTTAAATTCTTCAATATCTAACTCTTTAACTCTGTTATTAATATCAGGAAGGTCTGCTACAGTAATCATTTTACCTTCACCTCTTTCCAAGTATCTAATAGCATTTTTAAACATTGAAGAATCCTTAATGCCATCTTCTAATCCATTATGTGTTCTAGTACCTCTATCACAAGCTTCATTCTTAATAGAATCCCATTGATTTGCTAACACTTTAGGACTGATTTTAAGTTCTTTTGCTTTCTTCCTTAACCAATAATCATATTCAAATGGTTGTTGATAATCGTGAAGAAAAGTAGTAGTACTTAAATATTCGTTCCCTAAAGTATCAGTATATTTATGACCATCTTCTCTGAAAATAAGTTGAATGTCATTATATCTGGTATCTCTAAGTTGTAAACTCATAGTATTTCTTCGTCTGCGTCCATTGAACTTAATATTTGTTTACCACCTCTAGCAAGTTGTTCTTCTTCTTCTGCTCTAAGATTTTCATAAGCAACATTAATAGACTTCATAAGATTTGGTAACTCTTTAACATTACTTGAAACATTATTAAGCATTGCTAAATATAATTGAATATCCTCTTTAGATACAGCATCTTGCAATTTATCATTTAAAAATTGATTAATCTTATTTGCAGCAAGAGTAACAAGATGAACAGACTTACGTAAGGCATCTAAAGCCATGCCAGCCTCAGTTATATTTTGAACATAATATTTATCTATAAGTTTCTTAACTAAAGCATCGGGTTTATAATCTTTATCTAAATCAAAATTATCTATACATAATTTAAGTATTTCTTTATCACTAAGACCTTGTTGATGAGCTGGACTTTTTGGGTCACCAAAATAATATATAACTCCACATTCTTTTAGATAATTTCTTTTATCTTTAGACTTATCTCGAAGATATAGTAGAGCTAAATCTCTATCTAATAGTTGCTTAATATCTGGAGGACAAGGCATTCCAGTATTATCAACTGTTAGCATTTTATCTATATTAAGATGATTTGCTGCCATATAAATATTGTAAATGTCTTTCTAATTCTATATCAAACTCAACAGGTTTAACTTCTAATAGAAATCTAAACCAAAGACTAGCATATAAAATTCCAAGTTTAAGTGCATAATGTTCATATTGTTTTTTAAATCTACTTCTATATCTTTTAACTTTTAATTTATCAAAATTTTTATTCCTTTCTTCTTCCTTCCATTTATCAATACTACCACCTACATATTCTTTATATTCTTCTTTAGTCATACTCTTTCTAGCTTGTTTAAAATCACTATAATGTTCGGATATTCTTTTTCTTATCGGATTATATCGGTAATTACCTATTCTCGGAATTTTAATAGTTAGTCCTCGTTTAATTCCTTCAACAGCATCTTTTTCAAGATTCTCAATAATAGATTTGGCTAATAATTTTTCATTTTCATCTTTAAATGCTTCCGAAATAATATCGTCAGTATTTTTAGTTATTATTGAAAAATCACTAGCCAAATCATCATTATAGTCAACTATTGCCATCGTTACAGTAATTGCTGTAATTGCTTTTTATAATTTCCCCGTAGAGGAATGATTGCAGCAAGATAGCTTTACTTATCTTCTTCTTTTACTAAAAATGGGTCATTACCCATCTTTCTAGTGGCAGTAATGCAACCATGAATAGCATTTACTGGAACAATCTTGAACTCAATAATATAAACATTTTCATTCTTGAATTTAGTTCCAGCAAAAATATCTCTACGAAGAGACTCGTCTGAATCTAAGTATTCTCTAACATTATTATCAGTAATCATAGTATTAAGATACAAATGGTCACCTCTTTCAAGATCACTGACTGCTATAACTACTCGCTTACCTGCTTCAGCATTAATTTCCTTTGCAGCTTCGTCACCAATCTTTGCCAGCACCGGAGTAACACTGACTCTAATATTAGCCTTCTTGTTACCACTAGTTGCTAAAAGAAATTGAGCAAGATTAACTTGCTTACAAAGTGCTATAACTGCATAATACTTAGGAAGATTAATATGAACAGTAATTTCAGCTAAAACTTCTTTAGTAATCTCATCTACAGATGTAGGAAGATTAATTCCGTAACTTAATCTGTCACTTTTTAATGTAATCATACTGTTAATTATTTGAATTATTAATTATCTATTGTCAGTAAGTCTAATGACAATAAATTTTGGTTCAGTGTTGAATTTATCTGAGAAATTATAATTTATATTAATTTTAATATAATCTACACCACAACTGCTAACTACTCGTTTTTCTATAAGACCTTTAATAGCTTTATAATAAGCTCGCATTGTTTTACCATAACTTTCTATTGCTTTATCTATAACGTGAGTAATAAGACTTTGATTTCTTCCAGTTTCTTTTATAAGAGTAAGAAGAACTTTATAAACTTCAGTTTCACTATCATTTAGTTTAAGTAGTCTAGCAATAATATCAGCAGTAAGAGTAAGAGTATTACTATCTTCATTTAGAATAGCAAGATTAATAATATCATTACTATCTGCATAAGTAGAAGTTTCTTTATCTAGATAAATTCCACCAGGAATAGCATCGTCAACTTTAATAAGCATATTACTATAATTAACTTGATTAATACTTTCGGTACAAAGATAATGAACTATTTGTTCAATACCAAGAAAAATTATGTTAAAAATTGTAAAAGATGCTTCCTCTTATATAAGGTATTCTTTTATATAATAATATATAAATATATTATTATATAAAAGAATACCTAATTATATTTATATATACTTATATATAAATATAATTATAT